CACCGCTGCCAGTCCAGTGTCGCAACGACACTGGTAGGGTCCACGTAATCCCAGGAAGGGGTCACGCGGTTCCTCGTCCGATATCTAACACCTTGTTGCCTTGGTGTTAGGGAACCGGATACTATATGCCCAGCGAGAAAAGATAGCATTAACCCGTCAGGGTTATAGATTCTCTTATCTCGCGCTCTTTCGCCAGTGAACACACCATCTCCGATACGGATCTTTGGTGGTGAAGCCAGCCAGACTCGGTACATTATCGAGCCTGTCGAACTACACCGAAATCGATCAGTCTCTAGAGACTGATCGATCAGACCAATACCTGATGGTACGTGTACACCGGCGTCCAATCCCTCATAGTTAGGTACAGGGAAGTACCTTACAGTGCGGAAGAGGTAACGGACTGTTTTAGGCAGGTAGATACCTGTCTTAGCAGACCAGTAATTGAGCAAGTTGATGAGCACATAACGTTCCTGTGCCGTGCCGATGCCTTTACAGAACACCGGTCGGACGTTGACTCCTTTCCAGAAGTCACCACCACAGGACTCGCGAAAATGACCTTCAACAAAGGTCTTCGCTGTATTCACCGTAAAACCAAGGTACTTAAGGAGACTAATCACATGGGCCGAGATTTCTCTCGGACATATGATGTCGTCACCAAAAACACCCCAATTCACCGGTGAGCGCTTAAGTACATGTAGTTTGCGTGGGCTTTTATGAAGCTTCACGCCATGCACTTTTGCTACAGCGGTCACGATGGCAGCAAACAACATGGTCTGCAATGGGAATGTAAAACCATTTCCCATCGTAGATACCATGTTCAAGCTAACCGGCTCGTTGCTAGTCGGAATGACCATCTCATCGCACCTAATGCTCTTCAACCACCAGACAAAATCTGGGGGCAGAAGGTAATCAAGCACTTTGAGGGAGATCGAATCGCTAGCAGAGGATAGGTCAATAGTAGCATTGCTACCATTAGCCGACCCCCTACGAGCCAACTCACGGTTGACCTCGGGTTGCGTACTTAGAGAGATTCCGAAGAACCTCTTCAGTCGCGTCTCGAGGCGTCTACCAAAGCCCATCTGGAAAAAATTCTCCAGAATGGGTTCCTTGGCAGCCAACCGTGAGATATCAGACTTCTTCGGTACGAAGAAGGCCCTACTCCCTTCAACTGTCACGGCCTCACCGTAGAGCTGCGACCGATTTCGTTCGGCAGCAGCCCAAATTGGGTGAGACGCAATAACAGCCCTGTACCAACTGTACAGATACGGCTTGGATGTCGTCAGGGGTCCCGAGAACAACTTCGTATAGAAGTCGTTCCCGGGCCGAGTACCGACCGCAGCACCTGGGCCTACAGTAGCTTGCTCGAAGAGCTCGTCTACAGTAGAAACCAGAGGCTTGAGCGAACCGGTACCAGCCCAGAACTCAGCGATGATCTTTCGGATCTCACCGATGTACTGGTCTTCCCAGACTTCACGATCACCCTCCTTCCACTTCGAGCAATGCTCATTGGTGGAGAGGAACTTCTCCAGGGCGCGGCCATCAGCCTCTGGTTCAACTTTCTCTATAAACTTTATAAAGAAGTTGTTCCTTAAGAGGACTGCAGCCGCCTCCTTGACGGAGAGGTTTGGGTGAAGGCACGCAGATCTTTCTTCTTGGAACCAAATGCTTTGGTTCGAAGGAAGATGCGGCGCCAAGTCGCATAAAAGGCAATCGAAAAGAGCATCAGACCTAAAGGCCATGACAATCTCCAATTTAGTGAAGTTAAGCTTGCCAGAAACGGGCCTACATAGCGATAGAATCTCGCATCATGTAGAGTTGGAACATCTTGCCCAATGAATCCATGGCATCTTCGCCAAGGAACATTAGCACTATAATTCCAGCCCCGTAACCGAGTATCCTCTTCCACTGGAGCCGTGTGTATTTCATCACACCACACCAGTGACGAGAGAGTCCCCGATCCCAGCGGACTGCTGAGAGAGCAGGCCGAAATGGGCAGAGCAAGCAGCACGAACGTTAGCAGCGTCGTAGATGTCGGCACCAGCCGGGACCGAGATTTCGGTCCTAATAAGCATGGTGCGGACATTTCCGTCCGCATCGACGACCACGCCCTTACGGGCAATGACTCGCCAAACGTTATTGCCTTCACTAACGCCACCAGCGCTCGCCTGACGGAAGGTTTTAGGCCTCCAAAAGGTAAGCGTGAAGGGGCTAGAGATTGACGACACCGTCACGCCGGTCTGTGTACCGCCAAGAGCGGATACAGCAACCTGCTTGCCAGTGCTGTCGGGCGCCGAATCACTCAAATGAGTGTACGTCGGCGAGGTCAGGCCGGTCTGGGCAGTGCCCGTGATCGGGCTGGTAGGAGCAAAGCTCATAGGATTTCATCCTTAACGAGGGATTAAAAGATTTCTCGACTTCATTGTAGCCAACCCTGCAATGTTTAACCATTTCAGGGACGTAGCCCCAGGCACTTTCCACCGAAACTGAAGTTGCGGTGGTGATGCCATAGGGTTACGCTCTAAGGATACAGATGAAGAGGAGACCGTAGGAAGCGAAAACTCCTGGAGTTTCAGATAGCTGTAGGTCGACTTTACCTTCACTTGATAAGTACGAGTGACAGATACTGTCTTCCTACGAACTGTCTTAGACTGCCAAGCTAACCCCGAAAGGGGGTTAGAGTACGCTCTGATTAAATCACCAGCATTGGTGAAGTAATCAATCAGGAAGCTATATGGTAGCCATTCCCAGAGAGCAGGTACGAAGTCTCTCATTTCGAGGGACAACGCACCTTGCAAAGATCTGGGTTTGCCCACCACATTCGGTTTCATAGCTCCAATGTATCGAACTTGGTATGATTTTGTCTCATGACGCTCGTAGTCCCAAGTGAAGAAGCGCTCATTGCGCC